AGAAGATTCTTCTCCATTTCATGCTGCATAGACATGCGATGCTTAGCTTGTTCTGCTTCTAGTTCCATTTGATGTTTGCGCTTTGCTTTTTCTTCATCAGAAAGATCAGGTTGTTGATTTTCTTGGCCTTGTTCAGGCTCCTCAAATCTTCCTTCGCGTTTAGCTTTATTAATCATTTTCAATCCATTGGTAACAATTTCACCAACTTGTTGAGCTCGTTGACGATATTCATTAAGCTTTGGCTCGAGCATTTCATGAACCGTAGTCATTTCCAATGTTTCAGCAGTGTGACGGTAAATCATAAGGTGATCAGTTGTCCACTCCATCATATCTAGTTGACCTTCATCAACATCCTGTAGCTCCATTTCAAGTGCATTAAGATGTTGTTCAAGATGGCTAAGATGATCTTCTCCGTCTTGAGGTTCAACGTAATCACCTTCAAGCATTTCCATGTTTTCAAGCATTGCGATTTTAGTGTCGTAAGGAAGGCGTTTTTCGCTAGGACGACCTGCATATCGCTCGGCCTTATCCACACCGACTAGCTCAACCAAATAATCGTACTCAAAGTTTTTACGACCAACAGCATCCCATGTTGAATACATTTGTTGAAGCTGATCCATAAGCATTACGCGACTTGCCCGAGAGCCAGTGCCAATAATTCTTGTTGCTGTAACGCTTTTGAAATCAATTTCTTTGAATGCCATTTCTGGCACACCGCGATCCAGACAGCGTTTTTTCATTATATTAACACGTTCTCTTGCAGCTGGATCTTGTTGGCGAACAGAAAATGCCCTTCTCACTTTTTCGCGCATCAACGAATCATAAGGGCCGTAAAACAAACTAATCGCAAAACTGTTAAGTTTATTAATGTAGTCGAGCTGTGCGCTTACTTCTAGTTTTGTTCGCCTATCCTGTTCAGGATTAAGCATCATATTGCCAGATGCAAGACCTCCTGTGGCTCTGTTCAAAATAGAGCGTGAAGCATCAATAGCTGGCACTAAGCTGCGACTAAGGTCTTGCCCCATGCGCTGCTCAGGAATACGCATTGTGGGTGGTAATGCAACTCCGCCGCCGAAATCAATAAGTTGCAAATCTTCTACATCATCAGAAGAAGCAGCCTGCACAATAAGTGATGATCCAATTCTGGCGTTATCTAAAAGCTTGCAGTGCATAATATCCATTGCATTGCATAGCTGATAAATCAAATAACCGAGACCCCGAACTGTGTATAGCTTGCCACCATTCCCTACGCTAAACGCAAAAATCTGGAAGGCTTCTTCTACATTATTATAAAGTGAGCGCTTGCGATAAAGGAATTCGTCAGGAGCATGTCCTTTTTGAGAATTTTTTTCAGGACCATTTTTTTCACAAATATAATAACTAATTGATCCATCGTATTCTTTTACCCACATGTGGATAACTTCAACTGGCTTAAGTATTGCATTAACGTAATGCTCATTTGCTTTAATTTCCCGTTGGACTTCTTCCCAGTTGTGCCAATCTTTTGAATCACTGTTGTTTCTTGCCTGTGTGGTAATAGCTCTTTTAGTAGCGGAAACATTCCAGCCATCTTTATTGTCTTCTTTTAAATCTTTAATTTTTGACCATAATTCGGTAACTCCATATTCGCCTTCGGCGCTTACTAGTTCTACCTTGCTAGATACAATTCCTGTATTTCGAGGAAACTTAAAGTTATCAAGACCAGAAACAGAATACTGCATGGTATTGGGATCATCAAAAAAACCAATGGCTACTCCATGCGTTACAAAAATATCAGCAAGCTGCAAATGTAGTGGAAGCGAGTTATCATCACTTCGCTCCATAATAGTAAACTCCTCAGCCATAATTGACCCCCATGTTTCAGCATAATTTCTGTCAACAGAAGAATTGAGGGGAATTTGAACAAGCTGCTTAGGAGTTGTGAAAATTGACAAATAAGCTGCAACGGCTTCGTTTTTAATTACTGGGCCTTCACCAGTTGTAATATTGAAGCGATCACTTTGGCCCTTGTTTTCCAACTCATCGTCATCATGAGGTGGCATAAAATCCATTTGACCTTGAACCAAAGATCTATTGTAAGATCCAGCTTCATCATCTTCACAGTTTTTCCTATGAATAGTTCGCGCCGCTTCTGGCGAGGCGAGTCTTTCTTCTGGCGCTTTTTGCGTTTCAAGGTCTGGCGATCTCAATATCGCTAAATCTTTTTCTGAGTCTTCAAACATAAACATAATTTTAGACAGACTAAATTGTCGGGGTAGCGTTTTTTTGCACTAATTATAATATAATGTCAACTTAAAGGTTTTAACGCCTTCTTCCAAACTTCATTTTTCTTCCCGTTATTGTTGTCATCGACTTTACGTTTTTAGCTTTTGACCATCCATAAACTGCAGTTTTCGCTACTTTCTTTTGCTCCTCACTTCTCAAAATACCCATTGTAACCGCTTTTTCTACTAATAGCAAAAATGCGTCAGCTGCATCAGGAGACTTGCCCATGCGCTTTTTAGCCTGTTCTTTACTTTCCACACGGAGAGTCCTTCCTTCTTTTTCTGGGTATTCCCTTTCAATTAGTTCAGACATCGTTTCCTTACTAATTCCGCTAATCTGATTGCCGCGAATAAACTCTTTAGGCTGAATCCATAGTTCAGAATTCTTGTTATAAAAGCCTACGTCTTCGTTCCTAAACACTACTTTTCGATCCGAAGACCTGCCCTGAAAATTAACTTTTTGAATAGCAGGACTCCATTCTAAGTCTGCAACGTGTCCTAATGGAGTACCAGCACCAGTATTATCCATAATCGCGCAACTTGGCTTTACTCCATAGTCTTTGCCAATGCTCATCCATTTCCTCACTACTTGATGGGTTAAAGGCGTTTCCGTTTCACTAATGTCCTCCTGAATCGCAGTTTCATAGCAAACATGCAGATGTGCTCTACCATCAACTTTTCCTAGCTTCCCAACTGCAACCTGACTTCTGTCTCCATTCCTACTAAAAGATGGGTCGAGCGAGATAAGTGCAGTTGGAGGGCTGTCCCACTGAGGTTCTCTATTGTCCAACGCGCAACTATTTATAAACTCAGCTTCTGAATAAATAGCATTAGAAGCTCCATCTGGACACCAAAATGCGCGAACAAATCGATAATATCCCTTGCTGTTTCTGCCACCGCGTCTTTCAGCAATACGATCACAATACTCTTGATCAGGTTGCCAAAAATACTTGTGCACTCCATTTTGATCAACAAGCTCAGGGTGTAATATTCTAGGGCTTTTTTCAGCTATAAATCTCCTGCATTTACCATATTTTGTTAACCAGCTTTCATCGGCTTCGGTAATGCTTTTCCAACCCTTAATTGGTTCGCACAAATCCCCAAATGGATCTGTAACCTTATCTGGGTTCGCCATGCCAAAAAATTTCAAACGCTCATTTGAGGTCAAGTTTTCCCAAGCAACATTCAAAATACCCGCAGCTAGCTCATTAAACTCATCAGCCGCAGCAATAACATTTGGGTTTTTAATACCCAAAAGCTCTTTTGCTGCCTCGTCAGCATCTGCCTGACCAGCAGCTTTTAAAACAATACCACTGTTTCGCCAAAGTCTTCCACGGGAATCAATACCCTTAATGTATCCTTCCGAGTCAATAAGCTTGCCTGGGCATCCCATTTCCATTGCCTGCCCCCAAAATTGAGTAATTGACTTCCAAATACGCATTCGCGCGTCCTGCTTGGTTGTAGACATGACGACAAAATAGGTGTCGGTAGGCCTAGCCCAATACTCCATCATTCCGTAAAGAGCCACACTGTCTGATTTGCCGCTCGAAGAACACCCCGCAAACCCAACAAAATTTTTATTTCTCCAATCTCCAATACAATCCTGAAGAATTGTTTCAGTCCAATCATTCCAAATTACGCGCCTAATGGAATCCTTGCAATTATAAGCCAAATCAATTGAAGCAACCAAATGCTCCATCCGTTTATCGGGAGTTGGGTTCCAGTAATCTGTTGTCCTAGAAAACAAAAACAAGTGAGCTTCTAGTTCACTTGTGCCTTCTGGAAACAACATTCCATCAACTTTTAATCCTGCCATTGCTTATTCCCTATCACGTTTTTCACCGAGAGGTCAAGGCACACCTGTCCCATACCCTCCTTAGGCCAACCGCGCCAGTCGAAACCAACGGAGTTGCTGCTTTTGTTTGTAAGCTATTGCTCAAGCCTGCCCTTAGGAGTCACCCTCCGACCCAATCTTTTTTCCCGTCCCTTGGATCACCAGTTAAGGGCTTTCCCCTGTCACCAGTTTAGTTCGGACGCTGGCTTTCTTGTTCTCCAGTTGAAAGCGTTGGAACTGGCAGCACCAATGTCCATTAAATGACAAAGGGGCCGAGAGCAGGCAGGACAGCTACCAAAATCTCTCGACCCCAATGTGCGGAGGGAATTTTTGCTTCGGCGCTGTCCACCTTGCTGCCCACAATAATACCTATCCATATACATAAGTCAATAAACTTATCCCCCCCCATAATTAAAAAATTTTTTTTCTCAATTTCCCCCCTCAATTAACAATTTTTTTTGCAGGGTTGCCTTTCAGTCATTCTGTAGCGCTGCGGTATATGTGGGAGTCGCGGCATACCCGTGGCCCCCTACTGACCAGAGATCTCGAACTCTACGCTAGAGACTCTGCATTAAACATTAAG